AACAACAACTACTAGCAATTCTTCCTAACATACAGATACTTACAACACTTGAAGAAGAAGAATGAAAGTTCTCGTGGCTTGTGAATATTCTGGTGTAGTAAGAGATGCTTTTATTAATAAAGGACACGAAGCTGTAAGTTGCGATTTACTTCCTTGTGAAAGTGATTTGGGTGAACATTATCAAGGAGATGTTACAGATATTTTATATGATGGTTGGGATATGATGATTGCACATCCACCTTGTACTTATCTATCAGTAAGTGGAGCAAGATGGTATTACCATCCAGAAGATAAAGAATTACCATACGAAGAACGCAGACCACATCCTTTACATCCTAATAGAAGGCAGCTACAACAAGAAGCATTGGACTTTGTACAGTTATTATTAGATGCACCTATTGAAAAAATAGCTGTTGAAAATCCTGTAAGTGTTATTAGTACTAGAATTAAAAAACCTACACAAATAATTCAACCTTACGAATATGGACATCCTACTTCTAAATCTACTTGTTTATGGTTAAAAAATTTAGAGCCATTACAACCCACTGATATAGTTGAACCTATATGGATAAATGTTTCTGATGGTAAAAGAATGTCTAAGTTTCACTATGATACATATACATTACCTAAAGAAGAAAGAGGTAAAATTAGAAGTGCTACATTTCCTGGGATAGCTAAAGCTATGGCAGAACAATGGGGAAATAATGTATAGACCGTTACCTGACTATCTTACTATTCAACCAAGTAAGATAGAAGGGTTGGGTTTGTTTGCAATTAAAGATATACCAGCTTACGAAGTTATAGGAATGACACACGCTAAATGGTATGGAGAACCTGATAACTTACTACGAACACCACTCGGTGGATTTATTAATCATAGTGATAGACCTAACTGTGAGATACAAGGTAAAGTGACACGCTATCTATATACATTAGAAGATATAGAGGCAGGATCAGAGCTTACAGTTAAGTACAGTATGTACTCTGTCTAAACTATCTTGTAATTATCCCAACCATCTTTATCAATAGTAAAGGTTAACACTCCAGGCTTACTCCACATACCAGTTCGTGCAGTAAAGTCTATACTTGCATCAATAGATGGGCATTGAAACCAAGTTCTGTTACCTTGCTGCATCATACGAGGATGATGAAAGTGTCCTGTAATTAGAATCTCTGCATCTCCAACAGGAAAGTCACCAAACATCTGTCCTTGCCACCACTTCATTATCTTTCCTTCTGGTCCTGTACCACCACTGTGCATATGTCCGTGTGTAAAACCTACAGTCAATCCTTTTATATCTACTGTATGATGAAAACCCTCTGGTAAAGACACAGTAACTTTGTCATATCGTGGGTTCTGTTCCATAATCTCTTGGCATATCTGCAAGTGCATAGTGTCAGAGTTGTCTAATCGTGATGTAACGACCTGTCCTTTACCTGATCTAGCCATCTCTCCGTGATTAGCAGGTACACCAGACAGTACAATCTTGTTTGCATAGGGTAGAAATGTGTCAACAGTTTTCATTATCAGCTTTCTTGCTAAGTGATACTGTTGAGATAGATTTAAAGATACATTATGGGGTTGAGAATCATAAAATCCGTAGCAACCTTCGGTCAAATCGCCCATAGAAAGCAAATAAATTTCATCTACGCTACCTAGTCGCCTAACCTCTGCTACTGCTCTCTCAAGTGCCTTGTCGTATCTCTCAAGCGTTTTCTCTACACCGAGGTCAACTTTGCCTAGTTGCCAGTCACTTAGCGTGAATATGTACGCCAGATCACTCTTAATCTTCTTTTTCTTTAGTGGTTTCTTCTTTGATACTTCTTTAAGTAGCTTGTCATACCATTCATCACGAGCAGGATGTCGCCTTCTGACCACTCCTTTGAACGCATAAAAGGTTTCAACATCTCCACCTTTAAGTTGTGTGTTCCAAGATGATGCTTTGACCTTACCATCTATCTCATAATGTTCTGGATCAAAGCCCCAGTCTTTTAAGATGGTGTCAAATTTAGATTTGTAGTTAGGGTCTTGCCCTATATGTGTTATCTCTCCTAAACCAGTAGCCTCATCAAACTCTGCTGATGGTTGCCAACCTGATTTAAAATAGTTATTACCTAAGTCTTTTTTATCTTTTTTCATACGCAGCCTTTCTGTTAAGGCTCAGTATAGTCAGATTTACAGACAGTTTTCTAGGATATTTTTTTCTTTGCGAATGTTTTAATAACAGATAAAGCTGCTCCACCACCTGCAATAGCTGCAATTTGTAGTGAGTTTATGTCAACACCCACGATTGGGCTGATGGTTAAAGCTCCTATGAATCCTTCAATGAAGGTCCATACTGCTCTTTCTAACATATCTTTTAGTTCTGGTGTCATTGTATTAAGTTTCCTAACTTTAATTTTCTCTCTATGCTTTCTAGTTTAACAAGAATTTTGTCTAATTTACTTTCAAAACTAGTTGGTATGTACAGATTATCAGATGATTTGTTATCTATGCTAGGACTTTTCTCCTCTATAATCCATTGTCGCCAGGCATCTCCAGGACATTGTGTCTGTTTAAAAGAACTATGTGGTCTTAGCTCTCCACCGACTTGTTCATAGAGCCATTTGACAGATGCAATAGCTTTATCTGAAGGCTTGTCGGTAGGATTGGAGCCACCAAGCCAACACACAGCAACATAATGCTTATTGTTAAAGTTAATTTCTTCACGGTTGTTACCACCTTGTGCTGCTGATCTGTTTCCAAATCCTCTGCCTTCATATATCTGTCCTGTATCTCCTACTAAAAAGTTATATGCTACATCATTCCAACCTCTATCTTCTTGATGCAGTCTTTGTATTGTTTTACACTGATCCATCTCTGCCATATTGCCAACAGCAGTAGGATAAGCTGACCAATGTACGACTAAACCTTTTACTTCTCCTAGTTTAGAGAAAGATTTCTTATTAGGTTTAGCACCCCATATATCTCTTGCAGTTACTTTCATTATCTATTACTTTCTAACCAAGTAATTCTATCATCAAGTGTGTCTATTTCCCACATTCTTTGTTCTAAACCTTGTATTTGTGTTTCAAGTCTGACAGATTTGCTATTAAGGTCTGTCCATTCCCACTTCTCTGGTATATATTTCTGGTCTAAATCCCAACCACTATCCATAACATCTTGTCTGATACTATTTATCTCTGATTGTAAGTATGCAATTTGTTCATTGGCTCTACCTAAATTACTAGCTGCCATTTCTAAATCATTAATCTTTTCATACAGTACTGCTATATCATTAGAAACCATTGTGCTTTCTTTTAAGGCACTGAACTCATACTCTATATTATTCATCCTGTCATCAATACCAGTTAATGTAGTAAGTACAGCATTAAGTGATTGTATTCCTGCACCAACAGATGACATAAGAGCTATGCCTGTTACGACTAAACCTATATTATCTTTTATTTTTTTTAGCATTTTTATTTCCTATTAACAGTGCTATTAAAAGCTCTATCAACTACCTCCACAACAGCCATTACCACAACAGTCCATACTATCCTCCTAACTTAATAAGAACATCTGTTAACGCAGAGTTTAGTTCTCTTTCTCTCATAGCTAGACCTACAATATTTTCTTCTAGCTTCTGTATCTGTATCATATACACTGCAACTTGTGACTGCAATGTATTAACTGTGTTAAATAACCAAGCAACTAATGCAGCAAGTCCACCTTGTAATACTTGACTTAGGTTTACTTGTGCTTTCATTACATTGTTAAGCTACCAACAATCAATATGACTGTGGCAACTAATCCTAATACTTTGTAAAATTCTGATTTATCCAATTTGTTATCTAGTTTTTCTTCTAGTCTGTCTAATCTTTCTATGACCAATTTTAATAATTCCTTCTGTGTAAAGCCGTTACCATTAGTACTCATTGTTATGGTAGATCCTCGTGTGTTAACCAATCCCATTCTTTATCATAGGACATACGATTATCCCAATCGTAATCGCTTATTCTTTTAATAAATCCGAGAGTTTCTTTTAAAAAATATCCTAAAAGAAAACCAATTAAATAATCCATACTATGAATTTTATCATAGAATTTTTAATTAAGGTTTAGGGTATTTATCTTTTGTTTTTTGTATTGTAGCTTTCCAGGCATCAAGTCCATTATGAAAAATATCATCAAGCTGGTCTGCAATACTAGGGTATTCTAAAGCTCTATTACTTTTATATCCATACTCTTGTTTTTGCCATTTTAAATTAGTTAAATCAGTAACAGCTTGTGCATATTCAGCTTCGGTTCTTTCTCTTTCCTCATTGTTAACAGAAATATATTGTGGCTTAGCAGCTTCTATCTCTGCTGTTGCTTCTATTTTTAGTTCTTCTAATGTTGCCATATACTATCCTTAACTTGTCGCATATCCATATACACTGACTGTACCACTAATTGTTCCTGATGCTGGGAAAAAAGTAATACCATCATAAGAAGTTGCATTTGTATTTGCCCAATCACAGGCAATTAAATAGTGAGCTGCCCCAAATTCACCATTAAAAGAAGTGAGGCCATTAGTTGTTGTTGCAGAAAATGGATTAAATAAATCTATAGTGCCACTATGAACATCAGTTCCTGTACCTGTAATAAATCCAAGTGTCCAATCATCAGTTCCTGTTGGGTCTGTATCAACTGTTATAGAAGTTCCATTTGCAAATTGCCTTACTGTTTTATAATTTGTAGTTGCATCTGAAGAAGAAACTCTTAACCTTACAAGGAAATCAATATTTGAACCTGTAACAGCTGACAAGTTAATAACAATTTTATAATTAGTATAAGTTGCACTAAAACAATTATCAATAGAATGAGAACTTGCAGTTGAAAAAGTGCTTGTGTTTATATGGACTAAACCAGAACCTGCAATAGAAGGAATAGCTCCATCTTTAATTAAAACACCATCAATGGTTACACCAGCAGCAGAAGTCTTTTCTGATATTGTATCTACCTTTATCTCGCTAGACATTATTCAACTACCTGTTCCCAAGCTCCTGTATTATCATTCCAAATATATTGGTTACCATCATCTGGCATATCAACTGGTGCTTTCCAAGTCCAAGTATCTTGATCTAATATCCACTGGCTATAAGGTTGTGGTGCTATAAAGACATCATTGTCTGCATCATAAGTATATCCTATACCTGCATAGTTACCTCTAAAAGGAGTTCCTTCTCCACTGTGTGCATTAGCACTGGTGTTATAGGAAGTTCTTTTACAAGTCTGTCCTCTAAAATCTCCATACCAGGCTTCCCAGTCAGCAAAGCCTTCTGGTAAAGTTTCTGTATTGTCCTCATTAATACCAACAATGACTTCTGTCACTATGTTGTTATCGTTTATAAATGCGTAATGTGCCATATCTCTCCTATTATATCAGCTAAAACTGATTGTACCTGTGTTAATTCTTTTCATTATGTCCAGCTTACTGTTCCTGTTCCTCCTGTGAAAGAAGTAACTTTATACAAACCATCTGTAGTTGTGGTACTTGTTAAACCTGCACCAACATTTATAGTGCCAGATAAAGTAGGGTATCTTACTATTACTACACCAGAGCCACCTGTACCACCAGAACCAGTTCTTGGTAAGTTATCAGCTCCACCACCACCACCACCTAAGTTTGTTCCACCATTACCACCACTATTTCCAACTGCACCACTTGCACCAGCTCCACCACCACCAGAACCACCACTACCTCCAGAACCATTGCTACCATCATTAGAAGCTCCACCACCTCCACCACCTGCGTATCTTACTGTTGAACCTGTTATTGTAAAATCTCTTCCTCCACCACCATTACCACCATTATTTCCACTAGCATTAGAACCAGCACCACCAGCTCCACCACCACCACCAGCACCATAGGAACTATCTTCTCCACCAGCGTTACCATAACCATTTCCTCCAGTACTTGTTTGATTACTTGTACCAGCAGCGTAAGGAAATTTAGCTCCACCACCAGAACCACCAGTTCCTGCGTTACTAGCTCCACTACCATATCCACCACCTTTTGCAGATGTTAAACTTGCAAATTCGCTATCAAAACCAACTGAACCATTATTTGCTCCACCACCAGAACCACCTGCTCCACCTGCACCAACTGTGACTGTGTAATTAGTATTTCTAGTTAATGATTGTGCTGTTGCGTAAAATACACCACCAGCTCCTCCACCACCACCTCTATCAGAACCACCACCACCACCACCTGCTACAAGTAGTGCATCAACATCTAAATCAAGCTTAGTTACCATACTTATCCAAGATGAACCATTATAATATTGTGGTACTGCCTCAGTTGTATTGTATATCGTATCTCCAGCAGCAGATGTCAAAGCATCTCTTTGAGTAGTAGTATATGACTTTAATCCAAGTGCATTATCTATAGCTACATTGTTTTGGTCATTTGTTGAAATCTTATTTGTTTTTAATTCACTCATATTATCCTAACTAAATGTAATTGTTCCTGTTCCTGCTGTTATTTCTAATACTGTGTCAGAACCATCTGTGCTAGGTGATATTGTTAAACCTGTTTGTGAGTAAGAAGCTACATCTGCTGTAGCGTATCTTAAAATAACTATTCCAGAACCACCTGTTCCTCCTCCACCACCAGCACCACCACCTGTATTTACTGTTCCATTACCACCAGTTCTTGCTGAACCATTAGAACCTCCAGCTCCTCCACCACCAGAACCACCAGAACCACCATTACCAGCAGAGTATCTACCACCACCTCCACCACCAGCTCTTGTGACAGCAAAACTTGTGATTGATGAACTTAAACCTGCACCTCCATTACCAAGACTATTATTACCAACAGCACCAGCACCACCACCACCAGCAGCATAATCATTTGGATTTGAAGGTGTTGAATTACCACCAGCGTAACCTTGATTTGCTATTCCACTACCACCACTAAATGGTGTGAAAGGGTGTCCACCAGCACCACCACCAGAAGCACCATTTAATCCATTAGCATAACTTCCACCACCACCACCACCACCAGAAGAAACAATACTATAAAATGTAGAATTAGTACCATTTGTCGCATCTTCAGCAACAGTAGTTCCACCAGCACCACCACTACCAATAGAAACAGTTAATGCTGTATTTTTTGGAAGTGTAATAGATGTTTCAGTTGATCCACCACCACCAGAAGTTTCTGAAGCGTATGAATTACGATAACCTCCTGCACCACCACCTCCACCACCAGCTTGATATCCACCACCACCTCCACCACCAGCTATAACTAAATATGAGCCAGAAAATTGAAAGGTGTTATCTGAAGTAGCAAACCAAGCAGAACCATTGTAATAATCTATAGTTCCTGTTTCAGAGTTATAAACTACATCACCAGCAACAGAAGTTAAAGCATCTCTTTGTGCTGTGGTGTATGACTTTAAATTTAAAGCATCATCAAAAGATACATTGTTAGTAGAGTATTTACCTATAGAGTTAGTTTCTAATGTACTCATTATAAATCGTTCCAAGCAGAGCCATTGTAAAACTGTACTTTGCTATCTGTTGTGTTATATATCATATCTCCAGCAGCAGATGTCAAAGCATCTCTTGCTGTTGTGTCATAAGACTTTAAATTTAAAGGCACTTGCATAGCAATGTTATCGCCTGTGCTTGTGCTTATTGTGTTTACTTGTACATTAGCCATTAGATGACTACCATTGTACCATTATTTGTTACTGTACCTGTGATTGTTATTGGTCCAGCTAAAACTGCTCCTTCATCTGTTGCCACAGTATAAGTAGCAGCTTGGGTTTGATGATGTCTAAAGATACCA